TGACTTGAGCTTAACGTTCTCAGCGATGATCGATTTAATTTTAGCTTCGTCTGCCACATGCAACCCTCCCGGTAGTTAGAAAACCCCGCGCCCGGGAACCACTTTCACCCCTCCCGGGTCGCAACCAATTCCCCAACCAACCCCCAGGAACTGGCTTTCGTGAACGTATTGCATCCAGGCCGACGCGCAAGTCTTTACTGTTTCGCCTATTCTTTCTGGTAAGAATCAAAAAGGCATATGGTAAAACTGAAAGACCCCCGCGGTTGGAGCGGTACCGCTAGCGAAGCGAAGCGGGGGAACTTTAGTTCCCCGCTCTAACAAGGGGTCATTTCACCATTATATATATATAAGGGGAACGAAATGGTGAAACAGAGTAGAACTTGGGTTTAACAGAGTAGGGCGAAATGGCTGTTTCTGGCCCTTTCGGGCTATGTTTCAGTCCAGTTTGATGGGTCGAAACCAACCACCGGGAGCTCTTTTCCGGCCCAATTCCTGTTCCCTTTAGGCGCCCCACCCTTCTTACCATTAGCGATCGATGCCTTGGCCTTAGCCTCCGACCTCACCTTGCCGATCCTGGACGTGAATAACGCCACCGGGACCTCACATTTACAGTTAGGACATTCAATTGATTGACTCATTCTTCCCTCCATTCTTTCCACTCTTTCCAGTTTTGTATCTCCCATTTCAGCAAAGGCTTGTCCTTCTGATTGCAGAAGTAGACAAACCTGTGCTTCCTAGTCCGCGGAACGATCACTGCTTCCTCCATGGTCCGCGAGTGCCTGCTGTGCTTGTTGCCTACCACCTTGTCCCCGGAAGATCTCTTGTCAGATAGTCCGGTATAGATCCAGTTCGTTGCCGAATAGATCATTCCATTATGCCCGGCCCCGGTATCTGCATAGCTAACCAGGATCAAGTACGGTCGCAACTTCGTTAACTCTCGAATGCTCCAGGATATGAATCTGCTCTCAGAATTCTTGGGGCACCGATCGTCGAGCCATAGCCTATTCAACTCATAGACCCTGGACGCATTCTCTGCCCCGCATATGCCCCTGCATAGATGGGGCGACGCGGGTTTGCCGAACGAGATAACGCCAAGCAGTTCACTGCCATGGAAGCATCCGAACGACCAGTTGCAAGGCACTGCCCGGTGCGCGTAGTGGTTTGCGACGACTACTTCATTCATCGTCTTCGACCCTATGGCCCGGAATTTAAGTTGGAGCGCAGGGGTAGGAATTGCACCTCCGTTCTCCCCTTGGAATAGGGGAAGTTCTACTACTGAACTATCTGCGCGTAAACTCACCATGTCCCCATCTCATCGATGAAAGCCATCTCCCTGTCCCGGCGCTTCTTCAGCACTGCCAGGAGCCTGTCCGTCATGTCGACCTCGAACAGCAAGACGTTCCCACCTATGCAACTCCCGCATCTGTTTAGATACTTCAAGATCTTGGGCCTTTTGCTGGAGTACTCATTGATCTCGCAGATTCCGTAATCGTTCCCGGACCGATAATACTTGCCCGGGACCATCTGCTCGAACGTTAGTTCACCTTCCTCTTCGGCGTAATACTTCATGGTTTCCTCCAGTACATTTTCCACATAAACACGGTGCACAATATTAAGCAAGGACTGAGTAGGATTAGCTCTGACATACAACCTCCTTCTTCCACTCGGTCGCCTTCAGGATCGAGGGCGCCTCGATGCCCAGGTAGAACTGGATGCCCTTTGTGTCCGTCACAAACTTCTTGCCCTTGTTGACTCCGTCGAGCACCTCGAAGACGAACGACTTGTTCGCCCGGCCCCTGTACCCGCACAGGCGAGCAGTTCCCTTGGAGGTCTTGAACTCCTTGGTCAAGTGCTCCTCCTTCAGTCCGTCGAATCCATGGCGAACAATTGACCGCAAGTCCGCCAGGTCTTTGGTCACAATCTCTCCGCCCTCCTCAACTGACCGGACCTCCATCTTAAACGTGGCAGTGTCCGCGTTGTAGGTGCAGTTGCCTAGCTTGAGGTTGAACTGCTTGTTGACCTTGTTGAGCTCCGCCAGGAGCGGGTCAATCTGGTTACGAATTATGTTGAGTGTGTCTTTGTTGATCATGTTGTTGGTCTTTCTTGGTTATGAATTGCATTCACTGCACTTGCACTTGTCGACGCCTCTGAGAAAGCTGTAAGCCTCCTGGACGCTTGATTCATGGACCATGTGGGCCCCGGTCCCGGCATTATCTACCCAGCCTGGCTTGAGGTAGATCCAGAATCCGTCACCGTTGTCGCCAGTGCGCTCGATGTATTCCTTGACCTGGGGATCGTTCAGATCCGAACCGCGATAGTCGCGTTCGTCACTGATTGAATCTACCCGGTGGTCTCGCTTGATCTTTTCGATTAATTTACTTTCGTGCATGTTGGTTGGTCTTTCTTGGTTGGGGGTTAGCGTCCGAACTTGCCGAGCTTTTCTTCCTTAACAGCTTTTGAAAAGGCGACTGCACCGATTCTGAGGCTGTCAAAGTTTTCCTTGGTGGGATTCTTGGAGAACCTCTCCGCATCTTTTACAAGCGACTCGAGGCTAACTCCTACCGTGACAAGCAAGGAGTAGGCGCCGACCGAAAGATCTGATTCCTTATAGAAATGAAAACCCTTGTTGGCTAAGGCTACTACTTTGCGTCCCACATTCGCCCGGGACACTTTGGCGTTGGTTGTATTGGTGTTGCTCATGTTTGGAAATTAACCCATCTCATGGGTTATGTCTACAAGTATTTTCAATACAATGCGTAAGTTGTTGATATTGAATGAAATACTTTTTCTAAAAACCTTTGGTTGGAACGCGGTAAACCTCTCCAAACTGTGTTTTATCTTTCAGCAACTTACCGGACTTCACAAGACGCGTGAGATATCTCGAGAGAGTTCCCCGCGGAATTCCCATAGCAGGATCTGCTTTCTCCCACACATCCTTGAATGAAGATCCTTTCTCCTTGTCAACGCATGCCATCACTTCCTCGTCCTCGTATGCCTTCTTCGATCCTTCGGTTGGGCGCGCGTCGTCAGGATTAAATTCTGCCGTGCGTTTCATCAGCGGAAATTCCCACTGCACACAGAACGGATCGATCGGAGAAAAGTCTCTCATCGTTGGTTCGACAATTAAAACATTCTCTTCCTTGTGGGGATGCATGACGAAGATGCTGTCCGGGTCCCGAGCGAACACGGTACTGCCTGACATCTTATCAAACCCGGCCCTGTTTCCGTGGCCCTTGCTAAAGTGATGCCCGAACACGACGCTCGCGTTGGTTTCAACTGCAATGGAATCTACCTCATTCATCAACGTAGCCATTTCCCCGGCTGAATTTTCATCTCTCTCTCCGTACAACTTGTAGATCGGGTCGAAGCAGATCAGTCCAAACTCTCCGATCCTTAGCTGGTCGATTATCTTGGGCCGCAACGCACTCAGGTCCGCCGAGTGTCCTCGCAGATTCCAAACAAACAACTGGTCGCTAGGGATCTGGATGCCTAATGCACGGCATACGGATCTAATCCTCTCCCGGAAAGAGTACTGCTGGATCTCAAAGTTAATGAACAGCACCCGCGTCTTGCGAGTGGGCATCTCCCAAAACTTCGTGCCCGACGCCACACATATCGCCAACTGTAATAGCGTCCAGGTCTTCATGCTCTTGCTGGTTCCGCCTAGCACCATCTTGCAACCGCGGTGCAGTGCTCCGAATATAATCTCCTCCGGCTTCTCAATCGGCAATTCGTCCAGGGCCCCCGCCTCCATGATGAGTGGGAGATTCCCACTGCCCCATGGCTTGCTGGCCCCGGCCAGGATGTTCCTAATATCTTCCGGGCATGCGTCCTGTTCTTCCATCGCACCGAGCGCCTTGAGCGCAGCTGTGTGCATGTTCCGCATGCGCGTAGTCTTCCGCAACCTGGGCAACCAATAGTCCATCTTCGACGCGGACGTGATCGATCCAGACATAATCTTCAGACTAAATTCGTGCACATACTTCTGGTGCTCCTTCGCCACAAACTCGCCCATGGCGACAGCGTCAGGTGGCACACCGTCCCTCAACCCCCGGGCGACGCACCGGGCTACTGGTTGGTAGTAGTTGTGTGGGTCCAGGATCTCAGCCTTGTTCCTGTCCAGGATCGTTGGGTCGGTGAAGCATGCTGACAGCACTGCCCACTCAGCCTCGTTGTCCCGCGGTGGTCCGTAAGAGTCCGGGTTCATTTGTATTGCCTTCCCCACATATTGCGCCAGGCAGTACCGCGCATCTCCACGATCACTTGCCAAACCTTGTCAGGAAAGATCCAGCACTTCTCGACCTGGAACTGTTCTGCCAGTTTCTTTAGTTCGTTAGGGACCGCGCACTTGTAGTCGTCGATCTTCATCGGTTCCCCTTTCTGGACTGATGGAACTTCCTGTGCTCGCTTTCGATGCACTTCTCAGGGGTCAACTTCTCCAGGCGCCGGACTACGTCGCGGTGGTCCACGTTGGCCCCGGCGACCATAAGCCATGTAGCCATAGGTTCACCGCGGACCGCGCGCACCAGTTCCTCGGACTCCGTATACGTTTTGTATCCGTCACCCTGCCAGGCAGTGCGTACTGGCTTGGCGATCTGTACTAAGCCGGACAGGATTCTCCTTCGGTTCAGTAGTTTAATATCTGAGATCATCTGTACGACGACCTCTCCTGCTAGTTGCCTGTACCGTTCGGTCAGGTCTCCTTTCGTGAGTCTGGTTGATTGCATTGCGGGGTTCCTTTCGTTGGGGTTGTTGTCTTATCTTCTACAAAACTTCCTGTCAACATGTCCAGCTTATATCCATTTCCGTGCCAGTAATCGTAAAGCATCGCGTTGATTATTCTTCCCTGGTTGCCGAACTCAAGAGGGAACAGACTACCCGGGGCCAGCCCGAACTCCTTCACAAGAGCTCCAAACTTTGCCGTCGTTAGCTTGTAGATTTTCACTTATTTCCTTGTTGAATAGTAGGGCCGCGTCGACGTTGGTAATGATCTGCCGGACTGACGGAGCGTGGGTATGGTCCGACGCATCTCTTTGCACAATGAGCATCCTCCTGGTTGCTTCGAGGATATCACGTTGCCACTTGATGGTGTTCGCCAAACTCACCGATTCTTGCTCTTGCCAGCCGAACTCAGTGCGATCGCCACCATCTGCTCAAAGCTCCGGGCCTTGCCTCCGGCCCCGCGCTCTTTGCCCTTCTTCTTATTATCTTTCATCAGTTCCCTCATGTTCTTCGATACGTTCTTTCCTAATGGCATATGTATCCTTTCTGTTATTTGTTTACCGACATTGCATGCATGAAGATCGGAGTCTGCTCACCCACATACGATCCGGCAATGTTATAATCAAAAAATTCCTGAGCATCTTCGTAAGACATTCCCTGCTCCTGGAGCTCTTCGATCACCTTGTCAATGTCGTACACTGCCCGGATCTTTTCCCCGAACGTAAAGGCAACGCCGACGAATGCCTTGTCGAGTCCGTCCGCCAGCACCATGTTCTCAGCCTCTTCTCCGTACATTTCAATGAGCTCTTCAATCAGGTCGTTCATGCTGTCTCCTCCCCCACTACGTCGTCCCAGGTCGCTCCCTCGCCGTGCCAGGTCTCGCGCTGTCCGCGCAACCACTTAGGCTTGTCGCCTGGAGTAGTGAAGCTCGACTCATTCCACAGGACATTGTTGCCCGGGACCGCGGTCATGCGTCCGTTGTTCAGTTTGATAAAGTGATGCGACTTTGTCTGCTCCGGGGCCATGGAGAATCCATCTCCGTAAGGTTCCGCGGTAAACATGTAGCGCCCGACCTCCCATATCTTTCTGCTAGCAATCCACACCTTACACGATAGGCCCATCAGATACTCGTACTCGATCGTCACAAAGTTCCATCCGAAACAGTCCCACCTCTGCGCGTCGTTGAGATCCCAATACATTTGCGCGGCATCTCCATGAGCCAAGGCATGCAATGGAAGTCCGCGGTAGATTGCGCCACACTTGAGCATCACAGTACATCCCCAGGCCCGGCCAGGAATCGCGGTCAGTCCAAACCAGACAGCGTCTTCTATCTCCTGCTTCTCACCGTCAGACACAAAGGCCATGTCGACCTTGACGTATAGGTGGCGCGGAAGGTTGGCTGCGTGTGTCATTTTACTTCTTCCAAGGTGCCTCGCTCTTAATCTTCTTCCAAACCGACTCATCCTTATCAAGGCTCAGAGACCAGTTCATGACCCTGTTGTAGATCGAATACCCATATCCAAACCGCATGATCGTCCTCGAGATCAAGTCTCCTATCCAATAAAAAGTCCAGGCTAGAGCTCTCATTTGGTTAGCCTATCGCAGTAGATTGCTAGCAATCCAAAAACAATTACCCAAACAATAATTGCGTACCAACCGTTCATCTCCACTGCCCCCCGGTCAACCAGGCGACCAGGACCCACCTGGAGCCCCAAAA